GCATGCTGCGCCGCCATTGCTTTCTCAGCTTCTTCTTTGGTATCAAAGCAGACCGGATCACGATCTTCGTACTTGATGCAGAACTTTCCGTCTTTTTCGAATATTGGCATTTGGTCACTCCGTAAAATAAAAAAGCCCTTGCCGAGACTCTTTTAAAGTCCCGACAAGGGCTTATCCGCACTATGTTATAAGCGTATTTTAGGCTATGTTATTTCATGTCAATCGCAATGATAAAAATAATTCGGCTAAAGTCAAGATTTTTGTGATTTCACGTATTACTCTGATGTTGCGATTTCACCGATTCCCGCAACGGCAAGGCCTGTTCGCCGTGCAATAACTTGGCATCACGTATTTGACCTTGAAAAAACTCAAAGCGAAATTCAAGGCGTCCGGTATATTGCGCCCATGTGCCTTGATTCAAATGCGCCATGCGTAAAAGCCAGCGGGAATACTGTTGCAGTTCGTGATCGTTACTCATAGCTATTCGAGTTTTTCCTTGCATTGTCTGTTATGCTGACTCGCAATCAATTCCCCTTCCGGTGAAAGCCAATACTTGTCACCGCTCGACGTAACCATCACCGGCCAGCCTGGGGCAAACTTGTGAGTTTTCAATTCATAAAAGTGATCGAACGGATATTCTTTGGAACCTTCACGATTAAATCTAAGGCCTGGGAATATCTCATCAATAGCATTCGCAAACTTCGCTACAATATCCGCGGGCAATTCTTTTCGCAATGGCTGCTTGAGAACTTGCTGCGGCATTTCGTTGATGGTACGTATTTTTGCTTGCTTTTTTGGCGGTCTTCCGCGTCCGCGCTTTTGTCCTTCCTGCTGCGCGCCGGTGATAAGAGCCTTCAAGTTTTCGGCTCGTTCTCGCTGTTGTCTTTTCGCTGCTGCTGCGGTTACTGCTGGCATGTTATGCTCCCGTTACCAATATTTGAACACATCGACAGTTGATTGACTCTTCAGGCGGCAGGCTCACATCGTGAGGCCCGTCCGCTTTATATCCACCGACACTGAATTGCTTTTCTACATCTATCGGCGTTCCGCCATAATCCGGATTTGTCCGTCGCCCTACTGCGGCATGGCTCGGCCTCACCCTGGCGTCGTCTTCATGTAGCCAATACTTGCGCAAGCCCGGTATTTCTTCTTTGATTTGCTTTGTATATCTCTGCTCCGTGAGATTCAGAGCGCGATTGACTTCAGTTCTAACAATGCGCTCGGCCTCGTATGCCGTCTTGTTGCCCAACTCTCTCCGAACATCTACCATCATTTCATATGGCGTTCGCTGGCCTATCAAGCCTTGCCTTAGAATATTATCAAGCCTACGGCGCGTTACCTGCGTTAGTCCCTGTACCTGTTCGGCTGAGTATTGCAGCGAAAATCTCAGCAACCCTTCATCGACAAACAGCGGAACTTCTTTTATGCCGCTTCCAATCAATGGTGCGCGGATTAACTCAATCCCGCCCTCATAAGCGCTTCGAACGCCGCCCAACAAACTGCGCTGAAACTTCAACTCAAACTCTCTTAGAGATACATTGACTTCATTGAGCATTCTTTGCAAATGGATTTCTTCAAATCCTTCTGACCTTAGCAAGTTATCAATGATCTCTCGGCGCGTTTCCTTCAAATATCGCAAGGCATCCCGCAAGCGCTCAGATTCATTTTTATCAAGGCCTCTGAGTATCGCGTTTATCTTACGGCGAAATTGGCCTTGATCTATGCGGGCTTCTTTAATGCTTGCCATTGCCATTCAACCCATCCCACTTCACTTTTAACCGTCGCGCCGCTTCTTTGGTGTAGACCTTCGAAACCATGCGCTTGCGGCTTCGCTTTGATTCTTTATCGCGCTCGGCCATGTTTGGCTTTTCACCTTCAGGCGCATCAATCAAATCATCAATCATCAATTCGCCCTTTTCGTCAAGCTCAGGCTCTTCCATTTCATCTTTTTCGACTTCGTCCTCAAGTTCCGCTTCCGTTACTTCGACGTTCAATTCCTGCGCTGCTTGTACGAAAATGCGGCGTGCGGTTTGAGTTCCGCAAAGTTCATTGTCACGCGCCATAATCGCAACGTTTATCATTTGCATGGCTGCTGCGCTCGATTGCACGCTATCACGCGGGAAAGGATTGCCGAACTTTACCTTAAATTCCGTATCAACGTCCGGCGTTAGCTTGCCTTCTTTTGTCATGCGGCCAGCGCGTACAGCTTCTTTAATTGCTACGTAGATCGGATGGGAAATCACTTGCTTGACAAATGCCTGCACGTCTGAAATTTCCCACATGGCAAATGTCATCATTTCACGGCTCACCGTGTTGTTGACATTGCCACCGCCGCCATAAGCAAATATTGGCCAGCCCGCCGGTCCAACTACGGCAAGCTTTATCATTTCGACCATGTTGCTTGAGTCTTGCGCATTAAGAGAAGGTGTCATCACCTCGGCGGACACTTTTTCATTCGTTATAATATTTTGGCCTGGATTAGCAGGTTTGCCGCCGGGGAAATTGGCATTCGAAAAGTCCTGCAATGTCTTAGCGTCCGCTCCTTCAAGCTTCCAATGCTGTACAAAACTTTTCAGCAATACCGCCCGCTCAACTTCATTCCCTATAAACTGCATATACAAATCTAACATCGTCAAATAACGCTGGAAATAACTCCGGCCACGCAAGCCATTGGGCGGCAGAAAGGGCGTGAAGTGGAAACAGTTTCCAATATAATTGCCGTCGATTGTTTTCCTGAAAATATCAAAAATCTGTTGTTCATTGGTAGCGGGATTCTTTTTTAGAATCACCTTGCCCCAATTCAAGGCATTGGAGGGATCGCGCGTAATGCTTTCGATGTTGAGCGTATCAACAAAGAAAAACTCTAAATATCCAAATGGCCGCACGGCAAACGGGATTGTTAATTCGCCATTGACATAAGCTGACGTAAGCAAGCTTGCCCCGTTCTCTCCAAGCAACATTTCCTTAAATGGTTGCGCGCCCGTCTCCCAAAACTCATCAATCACCGCTTGGATTCGTTCGTCGTTCGCTTCAATCGTTACGCCGCCGTGATTGATTGCCTTGCGCGGCATCTCAACCATCTTGGCCGGCAAGCCGTCACGCTCCCAAAATTCACGGCTAATCTTGACGATGTTCTCGCGAGTGTACGGAGAAATATCATTCGATGAAGAACCATAAATAGAACGATATAGCAAATCTTCGTCGCCGTCCACGCCTGAATAAATGTTTTCCGTTATTCGTGCGGTTGCGGGATTGACTTGCTTTTTAGGTGTTTTCTTTTTTGCTGGCATGGTATCGCCCAAACCTGTTTTTCACGTAGGCATCTTTTGGGGGGATTGCTGAGATTCCAAGCGCCGGCGGTGTAAACATTTCAAATAAGGCCATTGCAACGGCATCGCCATAATCCGGCGAGTAAGTGGACTCTATTTGCAAGCGCTCTTTCATTTTTTCCTTTGGCTCAACTTCAATCACGCCGTCGCTTTTGATTGTAAAGTGTCTTGTGGTCAAATCTGAAGTCAATCCGTCATGTGGCGGCAAGGCAACCAACGTATTGGAATCCGGGGAAAGTATTTCACGGATTCCATGCCATGCAGCACTCACTTTGTTTTTATATCGCAACTCGCCGCTTCTATCCGTGCGAGCAGTCTTTTCTCCGCCATGAAACGCGACAACGTTTTTATCTTGCTCTTTTAATCTATGCGCAACGCCGACACCGACACCGTCCGCGTCCACTATAGCTTTAGCTTCACTTCCTATTTTAACAAGCAACCTGCCCGCCGTGCTCATGGTCGCCGTTTCTTTTTCGCCTTGATGATCAAACTCTTCAAGTTCATCAACTGCGTATTTGCAGATTCCGTTATCAACTTTTAGCACCGGCGCGAATACTGTCTTATTCGCTCCACCCGCTGCAATATCCGCTCCAACTGCAACCAATTTCCCGCCGTGTCCACTTTCGCGCCAGGCATACCAACGTTCGTTCGCCGCTTCTAACCATGCCAGCGGGACGATTCCATATTCATCTTGCACGGCAAACTCACCCAGCACTCTATTTTGATACATCGCGCTTTTCTCACCCCACAGCTTTTTTCGTTGCGCTGCCCATTCCTGCGAAATGCGCCCGGCCTCCATCGCTTCATCGAGCGTTACATGCCGGACTTTCCAATCTTCGAGGCCATGCTTACGTTGATGAATCTCGTAAAATCTGCCGGCTGGTTCGCCTGGCGTGCTTATCGCAAGCGCATAAGCCTTGTTTGCAGTATCTTTTCCGGCTCCTGAGAATGCGCCCTCGGCTGCATCCCAAGTGGCAATCGGTATTGACTTACTCTCATCGAAAAGGTAAAACAGATGATCCGCATGCGCGCCCTCTATCATCTCAGGAACATCACTCGCAACCGCAAACGCTTCTCCGGTATTCAGCTTGAGAGATAACGTTTGAAGTTCAAGGCGCAAGTCATAAGACTCGCGCCCGATTTTGTCCCACTTCAACAGCCTCGACCACTTGTGTACTTCCGGCCAGAGATACTTTTGCAGTTGCCGCCAAGCGCTTGCCGTCGTTGGGCATTTCCAGTCAAGTCCGTCTCGCGTAAGTGCGAACCAATGGACGGCGATTGCAGCGAGCGCCGTCTTGCCGAGGCCATGCGGGCCTCTCACCGAAAATCTGCCAAGTCCTATGCTTGAAAGTATCTCTTCCTGGTATTCGGTGAGCCTTTGCCCTTCACGCCACTTGATGCAGTCATGCGCAAAGGCTACGGGATTGTCAAAGTACGTTCGCTGAAATTCCTTATATCGCTGAGAAAAAACCGCACCTTCAGTTCGGCTTTTCTCCTGGGCTAATTGCTGAATAGTTTTTAGTCCTATCTCCCGCAAGTTTTGCAGCGGCAATGATGAGAGATATTGAAGCGTTATCCCCAAGTCCTTGCTCTCTGGCAAGAGCTGAGAGTTCTTCTGCAACTTTGTCGCCGTCATAGACTCTATATTCTTTTGGTGCGTCCAAACCTAAGTAACGCGCTCGCCGATCCATAATTTTTAAAACTCGATCAAGCGCAAGCATGTCACCCTTTTTGGCCTTGCGCAATGCCGGGATCAAAATACTATCAAGTCTTTCCAACTCCATGCTAAAAACTTCTTTGGCATTCTCAAGCAGGCTTGCATTTAGCTCTTGAAGCTTGTCGCGTACCATGAAATAAACCGCTGCCGGAGTTACGCTGAGTACTTTTGCAATACGGCTGTAGGAATATCCAAGCTTACGATATTGAAAAGCCTTGTCGCGGTTTTCGATTGCAGCAACGGCTCGTTTGCTTGTCTTGTTTGTCTTTGCCATTTAGCCAGTTATGTATTTAATCAATTCGGATCTTCATTCGACCAAATATAGCGTGCATATCGCGACATCATTAGCTCAGGCATCTTAAAATACTTGCCCGTGCGAAGTAGGTAGCGGATTAGACGGAGTTTCATTTCACTCTCTCCCTAATCGACCACGTTATCTCTTCTGCCAAGCCATTTTCAGTTTTATTTGATCCGTATATCATTACAGTTTTTCGTTATACTGATGTTTTGCCCAAAATTCTCTCAAATCCAATGCTTCATCATATTGCAAAATATAAAGCTGCGCTGCGCCAAGATGATCAATTGCGTTGAACAAATATCTTTTTAAACCTCTATCTGTAGTGGCGTCGGCCATTTCCATAATAACCGAGATCATACTTTTTATGGTCTGTTCGTTATCGTTACTCATTTCACACGCTCAACCAATTCGTGCAACTTATTCTCAACTTCCTGGAAATGTCTTTGCGCCGCGATGTAGTCAATGCTGCATCGTCCGTAGTTAAGCTGTTCTTGGATATATTTTAGACGGGAATGAATTTCAGGGAATGACAAAGGCGGAGGCTCGGCGGGCTTATCGCGATACCACTTCACGCTTGCGAAATCCTGCATCTCTTGCGCAAGCCTGCCGTTGGCGAATGATTTGGGTTCTGTGTCGTGAGTGATGGTCATAAGATTTTAAAACAGCCTCGGCTCATCACCGAGGCCGAACCAATAGGAGAAGGACTGAACACTTGCGGGGAATAAAACGAAATGGCGGGTTAATGTCAAGGAAATTCTAAGGGTAGGCGATGCGGGCTGAGTCAACTCAAGGAACCCCTAAGGTACGCTAATCGAACTCTTGCAAAATGAAACAGTACTTAGTGACCAGGGCGGGTATATTGTTTCATTCTGCGAAATATTAACCTTGCTCTGCCAAGACTTGTGACAGTATTTATTGATTTTGTTGATGCAGACTCAGAAAAATGTTTCATGGCTCTCCATTTCTTGGTGTGTTCTCTTGCGCATGCTTTGCATCTATAGCTTTTATTTATTCGATTACTTCTATCATTTGAGAAATCTACTGCCACCTTGACTTCTTTGCATTGCGTACACTTGAGATAATCTATGCCATCAATTACAATAAACTTTCTCTCCATAGTCTCCACGGGTTTTACGCCTTTCTTTCTTCTGAAAACTTCGCGTTTATACGATTCACATGGAGCACAATAACAATAAAACGTATTCTTGCCTCTAATCTTGTAAATGTTAAAAAATTCAAATTCCAGCCATTCCCCACATCCCCGACAATACTTTTTGTCACCTCGTACACATTTAGATGACGCATGAAGAATCAAATTATTGTATTTTACGATTCTTATCATGGACAATATCATTCCAGAAATCAGCAGGCCTTTGTCACAGGTTAGGCATGTACAACTTGGATACACTCTCTACTTACTTTTCTTGCTGAAATGCTGTTCAGGTGGGTTAAACTACTGAATACGGGAGGTGATGCAGGCGTGTGATATTATACTTGATATACCTCACCCTTATTGCCCTTTAGATACACTAAAGGCAAATACATAACGAGAAACAGAGCTAAATCTTAATAGCCGAGCAAGCTCTGCGCTAAGACATTAATCTTAAATTTACGAGAAATCCTGCTTTTCTTTGATTGCCTTTTAACGCGCTTGCTTTTTCTTCGCACTCGCACTTTGAGCAATGCAATTTCTTCACGCAATTTGTCGAGCTGAAGCTGAAACGAGTAACGAGCAACTTCATCCGCTCCTATCATTTTATGACAGATAACGCGGAATTTCTCTTGCAAGTTACTTATTTCTTTAGCAATATTGCGCTTGACAGGATTGATTGAGTAGTATATCGGCGGCGCATCGCTGCCTTGATCGTCGCGATAATACTCAACCGTCTCAAGATCAATGTCTTGCTGGCTCACGCCGTTATTCAGCAAACGGGAACAAGCACTTTTTACCGCCACAATATCAGTTGTGACGGGATCATTAGGGCCGGTGCTCAAGGGTGAGAGCTTAGTCCTCGCGCAGTCAAGCGCGGCTTGATCGTCCCCTTGCTTTTGCGGCGTGAGTTTTTTAGCCCGAGCAATTTTTTGCTTGGGCTTTTTCTTTTGGTAATCGCTATCGCCCA